GCTACTGATATCTGATAGAAACATATCTGTAGAGATTGAGGACGACTCCGGGGAAGTAAAAGCAAAAATTTTGGATGAGGATCTGGCAAACGAAATCTTCTGCTCCGATGTCCAGGACATGTATTTGCTGGCTTTTGAGGTAATCCGGTTGAATTTCAATGGTTTTTTCGAGAAGGTCGCACCCCTATTTGGAAAAGTAAAGGCGTAGGGAGCGACCATACAGAGATTGAGCGATATGGCACATTCGACCATACCCAGTTTTGTGATTTGGAGTTTCGGTTGTACCTGCTTATAAAGGCTGGATTTGCATCAAAATTCGAGCTGGAAGAGTATTACACCTTAGATGAGGCTTTGAAGCTCTACGCACTGTATCAGATGGATACTGATATTGAAAATGGCCGGGCAGAAGATATGAGAAGGGAGAGTGAGCGAAGGTGACATTGTACGACTTGTTAGTAAAGTTTGGGTTTAAAATAGATAAGGATAGTCAAAAGAAAGCCGAGAACAGTATCAAAGACATTAAAAGTGTAGCTACCAAACTACTCGGTACCCTGGCAATTGGCTTTTCCCTGAAAAATATGAATGCCTTGGCCGAAGAGTTCAACAATATCAATGGCAAAATCAAAAATGCAACAAGGGAGCTGGGGGATCAGGAAGAAATACAGAAGAAAATACTACAGTCGGCCAATGATCTGCGGATGTCCTATGGTAATACGGCAACCGCTGTCAGTAATCTGGTCCAGAACAGCAATGGGTTGTTTGGTTCCGTTGATGATGCCGTTGAGTTTAATAACTTAACTACGAAGGTATTTAAAACGGCAGCAAAGAGTGAGGCAGAAATTACGAGCCTTCAGGATGCCATGAATAAATCTTTTGCCAAAGGTGCTGTTGATGCCGGTACAATCAATCAGTTAATCGAAAAATCTCCGGATGCCGTCAGGTATCTGAATAAGCAACTGGGTACAACGACTGAGGGATTACAAAAAATGGCATCCGCCGGGAAAATTTCGTTGTCAGATTTGCGGGATGCATTTACCAAAAATGCTGAAGAGATTGACAAGAATTTTGAGGATCTGGATTATAACTTATCGGATGCCTTTCTGAATATCCGGAACCAGTGGGGACTGTTTTGTGACAGTCTGTGGACCGGAGCCGGAATAGGTAACAGTGTCAGCAAGATGATGGTGCGTGGGTTTACGTCTTTGATGGATTTGCTGAAGAAGTTGCAGCCGACCATTGAGAAAATTATCAAGATGGCTTTGTCTGGTGTGCGAACGGCCATGGATTTCCTTAACCGGTTAGCTACGTTTATCGGCAGGATCGTTAACCGGCTTGGTGGTGCGGAGAAGGCATTAAAGCTTTTAGCCATTGTTGCCGGGGCGGTATGGGTTGCTCTTAATGGTGGGAAAATTCTTTCTTTTTTAAAAGATATGGGAAAACTGTTATTGGGGATAAATCTCAAGGTGCTGGCCCTGATTGCTGTAATTGTTCTGATTGCGTTGATTGTAGAGGATTTTATTGCTTTTATGAAGGGCGATGATTCCGTAATTGGTGCATTATTTGAAAAGGCCGGGATTGATGCCAATGCAGCAAGAGAAAAAATCCTGGAAGCCTGGGGAAAAGTCAAAGAGTTCCTTAGTGCGGCATGGGAGTTCCTTAAAAATCTTGGCAAGAAGACCATTGAGAAATTAAAGGAATTCTGGGCCAGGAATGGAGACAGCATAAAGAGTACTGCACTCAAAGTCTGGAATTTTATCCTGAACATCCTGAAACGGATCTGGAATAATCTTTCGAAGGACGCTATCATGATATTTAATGGTTTGAAGAATTTCTGGGCTGAATGGGGCGATGAAATTAAGCAGGCATTTGGTGTCCTTTGGGAGGGCATTCAGAAAATCTTCCAGATTGCTTTAGATGCTATTTTGTCCCTGGTTAATTTCTGGATTGCTGTTTTCACGGGAGACTGGGAAGGAGCCTGGCAGTACCTGAAAGAATTTGTTTCCTCGATATGGGAGGGTATTAAAACTGTTATATCAACGGTGCTGGAAATCATACGGATTTTATTTCAGGATAAGTTTAACAGCATAAAGGAAAAAATCCTTACCACCTTCACGAATATCAAAACCGGAATCTCAAATAAGATGAGTGCTATTAAAACAACCATAACAACTAAATTGGGTGAGGCAATTAAGTTCATCACGGACCTGCCGTCAAAAGCTATTACCTGGGGAGAGGATTTCATAGATGGCCTAATTCAGGGCATTAAGAACAAAATCAATGCGGTAAAAGATGCAGTGAAAGGGGTTGCAGAATCTATAACTTCTTACCTGCATTTTTCAGTTCCAGATGAAGGTCCGCTTACGAAATATGAGAGCTGGATGCCTGATTTTATGCAGGGGCTGGCGAAAGGCATTAAAGGGAATGAGGACCTTGTCCTTGACCGGGTAAAAAGCCTGGCCGGAAATATGGCGATGTTCGCAAAGACGGCAAATGCGAATGTGGCCGCAGCGGCAGGAACCGTAAACAACCGGAGCACAAACATAACACAGAACAACACCTTCCAGAATTCCTATTCTGGTGGTGATCGGCAAACCCAGGCGAATGTCTCGAAAGGAATGAATCAGTCTGCCGGAGATGCTACTAAGCTCTTGGCAAGAGGGCTGGCTTATTCAATTTAGGGAGGTGGACTATGAAAGCTATGAAAGATTTAACACCGGTCAGCATCAATGGAATTGAAATGGATGTGCTTGCGGATACCAGTAACCAGTATACTCAGGACATACCGGAATATCCGGTGGAGGATGGTTACAGTGTATCAGATACCATTATCTTGCGCCCCTCTGTGCTGAACATAGTAGCCTATATTGGAAATTTGCCGGTGACATGGAAATCCAGACATGGGGTTTCAGCGGGAAGAGCAGAGCAGATAAAAAACGAGCTGGAAAACCTGTATTTTTCCAAGACACTGGTAACGGTCGAAATGCCGGAAAAAACCTACAGTAATATTGGGATTACCAGCATGACGATAAGCAAAGTCAATAACAGTTATTTTGAGGTTTCCTTGTCCATGAAGGAAGTAAACGTTACACAGCGGAAGACCACTGATATCCCGAGCTATTCATTAAAGAGCGGGAAAAGTGAATCGAATGCCGGAAAAGCGTCTACCAGCTCAGGAGGGAGCAGTGGTTCAAGTTCCAGTAATAAATCAAGCAGCTCATCAACGAAGTCGGAAAAGAAAGGTTCTATTTTGTACGGGGCCGCTTCTGGACTTGGTTTCTTATGATCGGAGGTGAAGTGTGGTAGAAATTGCAGTACCAAAAAGGAATGACAGTATGTCGTCTGTGTCGATTGATAACAAGGAATATATTATTCGTTTTACCTATAATGAAATGGGGGATTATTGGAGCTTTGGTCTTTACGATGCATTTCAGGAGCCGATCATAGCCATGACAAAGATTGTACCTGACTTTCCCCTGCTTCATTTTTATACTTATCCGGATCTGCCCGATGTTGTGTTTGGTGCAATCAGTAATCAGGACCGGATTGGCAGAAATGATTTTTGGGATGGAACGGCATCATTTGTTTATTTAACACAGGATGAGTTGTAGGAGGTGATAGAGTGGGAGATACGAATTTTAATCGAAAGTACCAAATGAGAGCCGGAGCAATGGGACAGAGTGGATTTGTGATTGGGGACACCAGTCCCCATGCGCTTCATATTTCCTTTACAATTGAAAAAAACACACTGGAGACATCCAATACATCGAAGATACAGGTGTGGAACCTATCCCCGGCCAGCCTGAGCATCCTGGACGGGGAAGATTGTGTGGTGGAGCTGCAAGCTGGCTATGATGACCATACCTCTCTGATATTTGTGGGAAATGTAGTGACAGTGGAAACCAAGCTGGATGGAGCGGATCGGCTGACGGAACTGGAAGTCGTGGACGGTCGTGTGGAGCTTCGGGATACTTTCATGACGATATCTTATGTCGAAAAGGTAAATACCAAAGTAATCTTTGAGCAGATATCTTCTCTAATGGGGGTATCTGTTATCTATTCGGCCAGTTGTGTCTTTGAGGACCTGCAAAATGGTTTTAGCTTTGTAGGTGCGGCAAAGGATGCTCTAAGCAAGCTGTGTGATGCCTGTGGCCTCTCATGGTCCATGCAAAATCATATACTGCATATACGGCTGCCGAATGAGCCGATTAACACCAGAGCTTATGTACTGAGTCCGGAGACTGGCCTGCTGGATATACCCAAACGTGTTACCCTGGCGCAGGAAAACGGAGAAGCCAGTGAGAATGAAACGGATAAAAAGCAGATAGGGTATGAAGTCAGGTATTTACTAAACGGCGCTATCGGAGTGAATGATTTTGTCCGGCTGGAATCCCGATCAATTAAGGGAGATTTCCGGGTTGATAAGATTACAATCAATGGTGACAACCTGGAAGGGGAGTGGACCTGTACGGCCCAGCTATTGGAGGTGAAGCAATAAATGTTATCAGAGTTTGCGAGTAAAGTTAAAGACGTGGCCGGTGATGTAGTCAATGAAATCCATACGGCGATACCAGGTACGATTCAGGCGGTTGATCTTAACACTGGATTTGTTACGGTTGCCCCGGTCGGCAAATACAAAACCCGGCAGGGCAAGTATCTTGACTTTCCGGTGTTGTCCGGTGTTCCTCTTGTCCTGCCGCAGAGTAGTATTTCCGGAGTAGAGATTGCTTTTCCTGTAGCCGTAGGGGATAGCTGTCTGCTGATTTTTTCAGAGCAGCAGATGGATAGCTTCCTATACGGTGGCGAATCGAAGATGACATTGCGGTTTGATTTAACGAATGCCATTGCCATGCCCGGACTTGGCAAGGTGGCCGGCAGTGCATTTCAGGAGGCATGCAGTTCCAAATCGGTAGTGATCCGCAGTGGCTCAACAAAGTTGACTGTTTCAGCAGGGAATGTTTCTGTACAGGGAAGTCTTACTGTCAGCGGAAATATCAATTGCAGCGGCACAATTTACGGTACTATTCCGGGGTTATAGGAGGAGACTATGGATATCTTATTAAATTCAGACGGAGATATTAAACTGGATGGAAGGGGTGATATTATCCTGGCGAATTCCATTGTTCAGGCAATCCAAATTCGGCTGCAATGGTTCCTTGGGGAATGGAGATGGAACAAAGAGTACGGGCTGCCATACTACGAAAAGCTATTCCAGAAAAAGCCCAATCTTATCTATTTTCAGGGATTGGTTAAACAGGAAATATTGTCAGTTGA